TGCTTAAACGCTTAGTCGAAATCGACAGAATGGACGTACTAGACATCATTGATGACGACGGAAGGTTAAAAGCAGTAAGCGAATGGCCGGTAGTTTGGCGTACAACATTATCAGGCTTCGATATTTCAACGACGATTTATGACCGCGATGAAAGCACAGAAGAAACGATTCTCAAGAAAATCAAGTGGCCGGATAAAGTTAAAAATCTTGAGTTGCTTGGTAAGCATGTTGGCGTGCAGGCATTCCGTGAGCAAATTAAAAATGAGCATGATGTTGTCGGAACGTTATCTAATCTGATGGATGAACTCTCTGAGGGATAAACATGAAGCCAGAACATTTAGCGTTATTACGCGATAAGCTCTGGCGGCTAAATCATCTCTACTGGATAACAAACAAGGAAGGGCGCTCAGTCAAATTCAAAATGACGCCAGAACAGCTTGAATACTTCGAGGGCATGCACACACGAAACATCATTCTTAAAGCCCGCCAGCTTGGTTTCACGACTGAGGTTTGTATTATCCAGTTGGATGCAGCACTGTTTGAGGCGGCTAAGTGTGCCTTGATTGCTCACACGTTAAATGATGCCAAGCGCCTATTCCGAGAGAAGATTAAATATGCCTACGGCAAATTGCCGGATGAAATCAAAGCTGCTAACCCTGCAAGTAATGATGCGGTGGGTGAACTGGTGTTTCAGAAAGGCGGATCACTGTATATCAGTACTTCTTTTCGTGGTGGCACGTTGCGCTATCTACATGTGTCTGAATTCGGGAAAATATGTGCTAAATATCCCGAAAAAGCCCGTGAGATTGTTACTGGAGCATTTGAGGCAGTATCAAGCGATTGTTTTACAACGATTGAAAGTACAGCGGAAGGACGAGCAGGCTATTTCTATGATTATTGCCAGTCGGCTGAAAAGGCACAAATTCAAAATAAGCCTCGCTCACAGTTAGATTGGAAGTTCTTTTTCTTTTCGTGGTGGAAAAATCCGCTTTACTCTATTGATCCGGTGGAACCACTACCACGACGATTGATTGATTACTTTGCTGAGTTGTCAGGTAAGCATGACATTCATCTAAATGAGCGTCAAAAAGCCTGGTACTACGCAAAAGAGAAAACGCTTGGCGATGACATGAAGCGTGAATATCCGTCAATATCCGCTGAGGCATTCCAACAGTCTATTGAAGGTGCGTATTACGCAAAACAATTTCGTTATCTGTACGGAAATAAACGCATTGGCATATTACCTGATAATTCTCATCTTCCTGTTCACACTTACTGGGATTTAGGGGTTGGCGACTCAACATCGATCTGGTTTGTTCGTGAAGTCGGCAATGAGTTCCATATTATCGATCACTATTCAAACTCTGGTGAAGGTCTTCGCCACTATATGAAAATATTGAAGGATAAAGGTTACAAATATGGGACTCATAATGCACCGCATGATATTGATAATAGAGAGTTTGCGGGTGATGGAAAAAGCCGGAAACAATTAGCTTATGAAGGCTATGAAATTGATGGTGAAATATATCGAATAAGTTTTAATGTTGTACCAAAACTTTCTGTAGATGAAGGTATTGAAGCGGTTCGTGAAATTCTTCCTTGTTGTATTTTTGATGAGTATAAATGTTCAGAAGGAATATCTCATTTAGAGGCATACAGAAAAGAGTGGGATGACAAGCGAGGATGCTGGAAAGATAAACCACTCCATGACTTCACATCACATGATGCTGATGCATTCAGATACTTTGGTGTATCAAAACGAAATATTAATCGAGTAGCTAAAAATATCCCTTTCAAATGGTAAACAAATGGCAGATTTAAATATTGACTATCACCACCCGGCATACAGCGAATTTCTTTCTGAATGGGAGATGATTGGAGATTGTGTTAACGGCGAAAGGGTGATTAAAAGTCGCGGCAAAAAATATTTACCGCATCCGGCAACTGATGAGAAATCTGATGATCGTGACGGAAAAAGGTATGACAAATATAAAACGCGGGCTGCTTTCATTAATGCAACAGGCAGAACGCTTAATGGATTGCTTGGTATTGCGTTCAACAAACCAGCAATCATCAGGGTATCTGGTCTTGATAACTTGGTTGAAATTGAAAAGGATGCAGACGGAGAGGGGCAGCCATTAACCCAATTGATTCGTGACGCGCTATCACAAAATTTGCAGCGTGGGCGAGCGGGTTTATTAACGGATTTCACTACTCAAGGTATGAAAACTGTAGAGAAGAGCGGAAGACCGATACTTCGTTTGTTTACGGCAAAACAGATAATTAATTGGCGCGTAACTGGAGGTAAAACAAGGCTGGTGGTTCTTAAGTGGCAGGAGCCATTACAGACAGATGGTTTTGAGCTAGTGATGTTTAATTGTTGGTTAGAGCTACGTATTATTAACAATATTGCGTACTCTCGTATATGGTCTGATGAGTCAGGTGACATTTTAGTCGGTGATTTTGTTGCGCTGACAGATAGTAACGGGCTAACAATGAGTGAGCTACCCTGGTCATGGATTGGTTCAGTTAACAATGATCATACGCCTGATCCTCCCCCGTTGGCAGATATCGCATATGTAAATATTAAGCACTATCAGATTGAGGCTGATTTAGCTGAATCTGCCCACCTTGTTGGGCAGCCCATGATCGCATTAACAGGATTAACTCAGCAATGGATTGATGACAATTTACCCGATGGATTTGTTGTCGGCTCACGGAAAGGCGTCAGTCTTCCTGTTGGCGGTGATATGAAGTTTGCTCAGCCAGAAGAGCGTGGGATACAAATGCTACTAGCTGAACGCCGTGAAAGACAGATGGCAATGCTTGGAGCCAAATTGATTGAACGCGGTACCTCAGCAAGAACAGCAACGCAAGCAAGTGATGAAGCACAGACTGATAATAGTGTGCTGTCATTGTGTGCTGGTAATGTAGAGCAGGCATTCAATAGAGCATTTGGGTTTGCAATTGCGTTCACGGGACACGGAGAGGCGCATATTGAGATCAATAAGACATACGAGATATCAGCTATTGATTCATCTACTGTTACAGCTCTCTTAAGTGCTGTTCAATCTAACAATATGCCGCTAAGTGACTTTATTTCATATCTGCAAAGCGTTGGTGCTATTAGTGATAAGAAAACAGTGGAACAAATAGAGCAGGATTTGAGAGATTCAGCGCCAAACCTTTTGGAGTAATCCGTGAAGAAGACTGTTAACGACAGGTTGCGTAATGAAGCAATAGCAAGAAAGTTATTTTCTTGCCGGTATTCTAATCACGTTGCTCGCAGAATGGTTAAAAAACTCAATGAGTTTGACACTGAACTAGTTACTAAGCTGGTAATGGCTCTTGATGATAGTAACTTAAGTGCTGAATCATTCACAGTAAAACGATTTGAATCATTGCTTAGTAGTGTCAGAGAAATAAATAAACAATCAGTGACAGTGGCATTTACTGATTTAGCTGATGAGTTATTGATATTAGCTAAATATGAAGCGGGTTATTATCCATCACTTTTCGAATCATTATTGCCTGATGTTGTTCTGCGACATTATCCGCTAATGGGGATTACCCAGGACATGATTTATGCCGCTATGACGGGAAGGCCGTTTCAGGGCAAGTTGCTGTCTGAGTGGGCGTCAGGTCTTGAGCATGATCGGATGATTCGTATCAATAATGCCGTCAGAAATGGTTATCTTAACGGGGATAGTGCTTATGAAATCGGTAAAAAAATTAGAGGTCATGCAACACTAAATTATAGTGACGGCGCATTGCAAATGAGCAGAGCAAACGCAACCAGCATTGCAAAAACAGCAGTCAGTCACTTGCAGTTAATTGCACGTGATGAGTTTGCGCATGCAAATCGTGACTTGATTGATTGCAAGCAGTGGTTGTCAACGCTTGATAACAAAACGTCAACAATGTGTATTATTCGTGATCACAAGAAATACACGCTTAGCGGTAAACCCATAGGCCACAAAATCCCTTATCTGCAAGGTCCCGGCAGGATACATTTCTGTTGTCGTTCCACTGAAAATCTTGTGACTAAGTCATGGAAAGAGTTGGGTATTAATGCTAACGAAATGACTGTAGGGACTCGTGCATCGATGGACGGTCAGGTTCCGGCCGATATTTCTTATCTGGAGTGGCTTAAGAGCCAATCACTTAAACGGCAAATTGAAATACTCGGTGAAACAAGAGCCAGGCTTATGCGCGATGGTGGCATGGACCCATCAACATTTTTTACAGACAAGGGTGAATTTATCACTTTGAATAAGCTTAAAGAATTGGATGAAAAGGCATTTGAAGATGCTGGATATGAATGATTTTGGTATTTCTTTTAATTCAAATCACGACCTGCTACGGCAGGTTTTTTATTACTTGCAATCTGAGATTGCTGCATCAAACCAGAGGTAATGATGTTTAAGTTTAAGCTAACTAAAGAAGAGTTTGACGTATTAGATGATTCACAAAAGGCATCCTACAAAGAAGCAGGTGGTGTATATCAGCTTCAAATTGAAGGAATGCCAGATATTCCCGATGTGTCTGGGCTTGAGAAAAAAGTTAATGAGCTTCTTAGTGAAAAAAAAGCGGAGCAAGAGAAGCGCCGTGTAGCAGAAGAGGCCGCAAAAAAAGCAGCAGAAGAACAAGCACGTAAGAATGGCGATATTGAAGCATTGGAAAAAAGCTGGTCTGAAAAGCTGTCTGCTCGTGAAAAAGAGTTGTTATCTCAGATTGATGAGAAAGATAGCAGCTTGCGTACTCTATTAGTGGATAACGTTGCTCAGTCTCTTGCAACAAGGTTGGCTGGTGATAGTGCAGCAATTATTGTTCCTCATATTAAAGCACGTCTCACTGTTGAAGATGGTAAAACGCGCGTTCTTGATGCTGAAAGCAAACCATCGGCGGCCACGCTGGAAGATTTAGAAAAAGAATTTCGCAATAACAAATTATTTGCTCCGATAGTAATTGGTAGCAAGGCGACTGGAACCGGGGGTGAAAATCGCCATGTCGTTGCTAGTGGTGGCGGCAAAAAATGGAGTGATTATACGGAAGCTGAACGCATCCGTTTATTCGATGAAAATCCTGAGGAATTTAAACGCCTCGCAGAAACTCAAAATAAATAGGAAATTAACATGGGAAGTGCTTCAACCCGTTTATCAGATATTTTTCGTGGTGATTACTACCAAACTATCGCCCCTCAAAACAGCCCTGAGAAAACAGCGGTCTATGAATCAGGAATTATTACCAACCTGCAACAGCTAAATGATATTGCCTCCGGTAGTCAAGGAACTGCGACTATTAGCTATTGGAATGATTTGGATGCCGATGAATCACCTAATGCATCTACTGATGATCCGGATCAAATCGGCAAAGTTGGTAAAGCTACTCAATCAAGCATGAAGACCAGGGTCTTATATTTAAACAAAGGCTATGGCGTGTCTGACTTAACATCTGAGTTGGCAAATACTGATCCGATGTCACATATCAGAAATCGCTTCGGCACTTACTGGACTCGTCAGTGGCAGCGTTATTTAATCAGTGCAGCCCGAGGAGTAATTGCATCAAATATTACCAACAATGGTGGCGATATGGTTATTCAAGGGGATGAAGTAATTTCCGCTGATAACCTTATTGATGCGGCATTCACAGCCGGTGATGCTGCTGATGCATTCAACGCAATAGGTGTACATTCTATTGTAATGAAACAGATGGCAAAGAAAGATTTGATAGAAACAATCCGTGATTCTGTTGGCCGTATTATCCTGCAAACATATTTGGGTAAACCAATATTTATGGATGACAGTTTGCGTTATGAGGATGGGCGTTATTTGACAGTATTCTTTGGGGCTGGAGCATTTGGGTACGGAAATGGTCAACCACATATGCCCGTTGAACTAGATCGCAAAGCGTCCGGTGGTAACGGTGGAGGTGCCGAGGTTCTATGGGAAAGAAAAACTTACATCTTGCAACCGGCTGGTTTTAGCTGGGGAGGGGAGGAAGATCCAAACAAAACACCTTCAATCGCTGATTTCGCGAACGGCACAAACTGGACGCGCGTATTTGACAGGAAAAATATTCCTTTTGCGGCAGTTATTAGCGGTAAAGCTAAAACCTCAAGTAAGGTAGAAACCAAGCAATAATAGCGGGGCTTCGGCCCCTTTTCTTTTGAGGTCGCAATGATTGATTCGAACCCAAGTTCTCTAGGTTTTAATAGTTATGCTGGAATAGGCGACTTGAGGGATTATGCTGATAGTCGTGGCATTGAGATACCAGATAATAATAAGTCTTTAGAACAAATGCTTACTAATGCTATGGACTACCTTAACAACCAGAAATGGAAAGGACAGAGAACAAAAATAGAGCAAAAGTTACCATTTCCGCGTAAGGGCTTAGTAGTTGATGGATATGAGATTTCATCTGACGAAATACCAAGACAATTGATTCATGCTCAATGTAGGCTGGCAATAGAAGCACTCGATAACGAGCTTAGTCCCACTATTGGTGGTGAAGTATTATCTGAGTCCGTGTCAGGCGTAGTTTCTATCACTTATGCGCCGGGTACGAATTCTGGTTCACCTAAGTTTCCGTGGATAAAAGGTTTGCTTTCTGGGATCTTGTCCACGTCTGACGGCATGCAATTCGACGTATATCGGGGGTGACATGGCTAAGTTCTACCCACAAATGCGCAAAACAGCCGATAAGCTTATTAAAAAATACGGCATGGAATTCGATCTCTTACGTAAAGGTAAGATTAAGGTAGTCAATGGCATTGAGTATTATGATCCGAATAGTTCGTTTAAAGCCACCGGTGTTAAGACTGATTACCGGGCAGATGAAATTGACGGCCAATTAATTCTGGCTGGAGATATCCGCATTGTATTTACGGGTGAAACAGAAATTAAAGTGGGTGATGTTGTCACGGTCGATAATGATAAATATCGCGTTATAAGTAATAATCCATCAAAGCCCGCTGAAACGCTTATTTGTTATCGTGCACAATTGAGAAAATAATATGTCTGATTCTAATCAATTTATGCAAGCGATTAATGCGTTCGTTGATAAATATCAGCGTAATGCTGAGGCTGTCGTTAAAGTTGCAAGTATGAGGATTCTTGCAAAGCTTGTAGATATATCGCCGGTCGGCAACCCTGAGTTGTGGAAAGTAAACAAAACGGCGAGAGATTACAATGATGCTGTATTTGAGCATAACGAAATGCTCAGGTTAGATCCTGATAATCTTACGCCAAAAAGAAAATGGCTTAAAAAGCGGGCTCGCGTCAATGATAGTATGGATTACTACAAGCCACCCGGTTATACCGGTGGCGCATTTCGTGGTAACTGGCAAGTGTCGTTTAATGAACCTGCGGAAGGGGAAACCCATCGTATTGATAAAAAGGGCAATATGACAAAAGCCGTTGGTAATTTGATGATTGATCAGTTTCATGTTGGTATGAAGTCTATTTACTTCACGAATAATCGCCCTTATGCATATAAGCTTGAATTTGGACATTCGTCACAAGCCCCAAACGGAATGATCAGGATAACAGCGGAGGAGGCTGCAAGCATGTTCAGAGAGTCAGCGGCTGAGGTGAATAAGTGAGTACATCGAAGATAATCCGATTAATTAAAGCCTATATTGGTGATTGGGCTGCTAAATATAATTTTCCGGTTGAGTATTCGAATATTGAATTCACAAGTACCGATAAAACGTATTTACAGTGCCATATTATGCCCGCTGTGACTGATAATATTGGTCTTGCATTGGATATGCAGATATATCGCGGGATTGTGCAAGTTAATGTTGTCACAAAATCCGGTAATGGTGAAGTTGAAGCGCTATTCATGTCTGAACAGTTATGTAATTTGTTAAAAAATGGACATGAAATCGTCGATGGTGATTTCAAAGTTTATTTCAATGGCGAGCCGACTGTTCACCCCTGTATTCAAGATCATGTTAATTACATAACACCGGTCAGCGTGCCATATCGCGCTGATGTTAATCGATAAGTATCCCAATCAACATAGCCGCTCTACGCGGTATTTTTTTATGCTTAACACGAGGTGGAAGCATGGCATTTAATATTCCAAATGGCTCGAAAGTTTATATTTCAAATAAACTAGGTGAAGCTGCAAATATTACGGCGGCAACTAATGATAAAGAAGTTGTTCTGACAGTAGATAATTTAAACGATATTAAGGCCGGTGATATCGTACAAATTGATTCCGGTTGGTCAAAAATGAAGGGGGCGTTCCGCGTTAAAGTGGCGTCGGGAACATCGGTTACGCTTGAAGGGATGGACACAACGGATAAAGACAATTTTCCGGCTGGTGGCGCTGTTGGAACAATTCGAAAAGTCATTGCATTTACACGAATCGAACAAGTTTTAACGGTGAGCATCGAAGGCGGTGATCAACAATCGACAACTGTTCAGTTCCTCGAAGATGACCAGGCGCAAAACGTGGATACGTTTAAAAATGCGGTGGTGATGACGTTCAATTTTGCGTATGACCCAACATTACCCGCCCATAGCCTGCTTATTGGGATGGATGAAAGTAAGGAACTGGTGACGGTCTATTTCTTCAACAAAAAAGCCGGTCATGATCGTTATTTTAATGCAACTGTTTCATATCAAGAAATTCCGAAGACTGCTATCAACGAAGTTGAAAATATTGATGTTAAATTCTCGCTGCGCTCTAAGCAAATGATTTATGTGCGTGGTTCAGCAAAAAAGTAACTACGGTATCTGAAGAATCTTCTGATACCGATGAAACAGTAACAAAGAAAAATTCAGATACCGACATTTAACGAAATACAGGTGAACAATGAGTCAGATTACATTAAATCCAAATCCAATATTTAAAGAAGTAGTGAAAATAACAATTCCAGGGGGCGGTGAAGGTGAATTAATTTTTGAATTCAAACATTATCCGTTGAGTAAGCTGGCTGAAATGGAAAAACAGGATGGCATGACGAACGATAAATTCATTATGTCTATTGCGAATGGATGGGGATTTAAAGAGCACGAATTTAATCAAGAAAATCTGGATACATTGCTTGATAATTATCCACACGCATACGAAGCAATAATTACCACGTATTACAAATCTCTTGGTTTATTTAGAGAAAAAAACTAATTGCAGTTGCGCGAGCATTATATATAAAACCCCCTTCTGAATTTGAATTGGAAATGCTCGGTGATATTGCTGAGGATGTTGAAGTCTGGCCTGATGTGTGGGATTCATTCCTGACATTTCAAGCATTATCTACACAGTGGCGGGTGGGTGCCGCTGGCGCAACAGGGCTTGATTACAATGTCTTACATTCAGTCATGGATTTAATCTGCGTAAATGACCGCGCAACTGTATTTAACGATATTAGAGTGATGGAGCGTGAAGCTCTAATAATCATGCATTCAAACAACACCTAACGCCCTGGCATCAGCCGGGGTTTTTATGTGCTTCACACGCACGAATCAAAAGTTGGTCAAGAGATTGATATTGAAGCGTATAATTTTAAATGGGAGATTTCTCCTCTTTTAGTTAACGTAGAAAATCTTAAGCCTGAAGCGTTAATGCTGGTGGAAGAACAATTGAAAGCCGTAACAATGCTTGCTAACAGTTGCGCTGACTATAAAGATTTTGAGTCTCGGTGTATGTCAGCATTCGGAGTAAAAGGGCAGTTAAAATTGATTTATCCAGCCGCATAGCCCACAAGAGCATCTGAGGGCGCTCAAGGTAAGTATCTAGTGCCCTAGTTTGCTTAGGATTTTATATTTATGGTGTAGTAAATCTCATAACTTAGTGTTGATCTGCCATCACAACGATGTACACTAATTAGTAACAAGTTGATGTACGCTAACTAGTAACAAGTTATTGTTACAAAAAATGGTAATAGGGGTGAAAACGTGTCACTTACAATACGTCGGTACTTGAAAGCGGCTGGTAGCATCATGGATATTATGCCATCGACTAATTATATGAAACTTGTATCATCTGAGAGTGATTTAGAGCAAATTCGTAATGATATGGCGGCAATATCACAAGATGTTGCTAAAGTTTTGAGCGCTCAAGGTTATAAAGATGTCAAACCAGGAAAATACAAACATAGTCGATAGTAATGATTCTGAATCCGTAGAAATAGCTGAACGGATAGAGCACCAGTTGATCGAGCAACCAGAGTTAATAGATATGTTGCTCGATAGCCCAAAAATCATGGCTGTTGTTCAGCACAAAGTTTCTCATTTCCAGGGCCCGTTACCTCCCCCAAGCATGTTTCGTGAGTATGAAAATATCCTTCCCGGTACTGCGGAACGGCTGTTGTCATTGTCAGAAAAAGAACAGGCATTCAGGCACGACACCAAAAGCAAAGCCATCCAAGGGGTGATAAATAAAGACAAAAGAGGACAGTGGATGGGATTTACTATCTCCGTTATGATCCTCGTCATAGCTACAATATTTGCAGCACTTGGGAACACCTGGTTCGCTGGAACACTTATTACTCTAGATCTTGTTGGTTTGGCGGCCGTCTTTGTTGCTGGCCGGGCATTTAAATCTGATAGTTAAATTAACCCGTCAAGTCGCTTTCTGTTTCTAATACATAATCAACCTATGCCAGCCTAGTGCTGGTTTTTTTTGTTTTTGAGGTCAGCATGTCTGATATAGCAACTATTTCTTTGAGACTCGACACCGCTGATTTAGAACGCGGAAATCAGGAACTAAACAAATTTCAATCTGTTGCTGAAAAAGCAAGTAAGGCATCAACTGGCCTGAATGATAATTTTAAAGTTGGTGCTGAAATCCGCGAAAAGCATATAAAGAGCCTCAGGGATGAGTCAGACGGCGTATCTAAAGAAGCTGAATCATTTCAAAAGCTCATTAATAAAATTAGCCCGGCAACAGCGGCTCTTAACAAATTAGATGAGACTCAACGGCGTCTTAATCGACTGTGGAGGGATGGGAGTGTCCCGGATGATGATTATAAAAATTACCAAGAAATATTAGCATCGACAGAAGTCAGGCTTGGTCGATTTGCTCAGGCTGAAACAGAAGCGGGTAAAGCAGCCCTGATTAATGCAGATAAGTTAAGCAGAGCCCGCAATGATTTTGCTAAGAAACTCCATGAGCAAGTTTTTTTATACGGTGCTTCAAAATCACAGATGCTGGAGTATAAAGCCGCTCAACTTGGTGTATCAAAGGAAATGACCCCTCTGATAACTCAAATTAAACGTCAGGAAGAAGCGGAAAGAAGAGCGACAGAACAAAAGAAAGCCGCAGAAATAGCTTCAAGGGGATTAAAGAGAGCACTAGCAGAACAAGCACAAGAGGAGCGGGCTGCAACAACGGCGGCAGAAAGAGCGCACAGAGAAAGGCAGGCATTTCTTGCAAAGTTAAGAGACGAAGTTGCAACGCAAAACATGAGCCGTCAGGAGCTATTAAAGTATCGCGCCGCTCAACTGAATGTTAGCTCTGCTGCTGATATCTATATTAAAAAGCTATCAAAGGCGGGTAATGCAACGCATGATTTTAGTTTGAAAACTTCAGCGGCAAGAAAAGAGCTTGGTGTGATGGTTGGTGAGCTTGCACGCGGGAATTTTGGTGCATTGCGTGGCTCAGGTATTACGCTTGCTAACCGGTCTGGGCTGATTGATCAGTTGTTCAGCTTGAGAGGGTTAGCTATTGCAGGGCCAATTGGGGCGGCGTCTGTTGCATTGTATGGTTTATATAAAGCATATGATGTTGCTGAAAAAGAAAGCAGTGCATTCAATAAAGCCGTGATCTTAACTGGTAGCTACTCTGGAGTGACGGCTAGGCAACTCGCTAGCATGGCGAGTGAAGTTGGTAAAAGTAACAGTACTGTTGGAGAAGCATCGGAAGTTCTGAGTAAGCTAGCTGGTGCCGGTGTTAGCTCATCAGTGAATTTAAAAGCCGCAACTCAGTCAATAATAGAGTTCAGCCGCTATTCCGGTCAGTCAATTAATGATTTAGTTAAGCAGTTTTCACAACTTTCTGATGATCCTGCTGGGGGTTCACTTGCTTTAACCAAGAATATGCATTACTTGACTGCTGCACAATATCAGCATATTGCTGCATTGCAAAAGGAGGGCGATAAGGTTAGTGCAGTGGCGGCAGCTACAGATGCTTTAAATGGAGCAATAAAGCGTAGAGCTGATGAAATCCGCACCAATATGGGAACCTTACCAAAGTTTTTTGATGAAATAGAGCGTTCGGCATCAAAAATGTGGGATGGAATAATGGGCCTTGGAAGAGACCCATCTGATGCAGAAAAAAGAGCAGAATTAGCATTAAAAATTAGGTCAGCGGAAAACGACCCGCGCCGTTACAATGGTAAGGGTAAAGGGCTATCTTATATAAGTAATGATACTTTAGCACAATGGAAGAAAGAGTTAGCTGCAATTGATGAGCAAGCAAAGAAAAAACAAAATATTGCAAAACTTGATCAAGATGCAATTGATGCTCAATTAACATTAACAAAATTAACTGAAGCTGGTGTAACAGCAGCCGAAAAGAGAGTTAAAGCCACTAAAGATCTTAATGAGGCTATTAAAGACAATGCTAAAGCCGCCGCTGAGGGTAGGGCTAAATTATTTTCTAAGGAGGAAATAGATAAAGCGAGGGCTGGCATTGAAAGCTTATATAAAGACCCAGCAACGCCAAAAGTTAAATCTTATAGACCGGATGCAGGTGTTAGAACTGAGGACGCTGCAAATAGGCAGCTTTTAACTCTTCAAGCCCAATACAAAGTATTGCAAGATCACAAGTCGATTAATGACGTAATTAGTTCTCAACGTAGGCAGCTTTGGGAAGAGCAAGCCAAGTTTTCTGTTATTGAAGATGCGGCAAATAAGAGAAAACTCACTAATGATGAAAAGTCACTTCTTTTAAGTAAAGACGCTATTCTTGCCGAAAAAGAAAAGCTGGCAAATATAGGCGATCAAATTGAGAAGCAGAAACAACTCAATTCGATGAGAGATACAGCCGCTAAATTCATTGATCAACAAGAAGCGGCTACTAATTCAATATTGAGTAGTGCGGGCGTTAGCGACAGAGAAGGACAAAGAAATAGAGAGAGAGAACAGCTTAAGCTATCTTCTAAGAACCCTGATTTCGATAAAATGCAAGCCGCACAGGATGATCGCTACAAAAAAGAGGATGAACTTCGCGGTAATTGGGAACTGGGCTTTAAAAAAGGATTTGCTGAATATCAAGATGCTGCAACTAACGTCTACGGTAATGTTGCCAATATCGCTCAAAATGCTTTCACTGGAATGGGAAATTCATTTAGTGATTTCCTGACAACAGGCAAAGCCAATTTCAAGGATTTTGCAACATCTATACTCAAGCAGATAACCCAGATGATCACTCAAATGCTCGTGTTTAAGGCGATAGAGGCTGGGGCTAGTGCTTTTGGTTTTTCTCTTCCAGGAATGGCATCGGGTGGCTATACAGGACAAGGTGGAAAGTTTGAGCCGAGAGGTATAGTTCACGGCGGCGAGTTTGTATTTACGAAAGAAGCCACCAGCCGAATCGGGGTTGGCAATCTGTACTCTATGATGCACAGTGCGCAGGGATATGCTAACGGTGGTTATGTTGGCAGCGCTCAAGCACCGATCAGTCAAGCATTGCAGCCTGCGCCTCGGTATGGGTTAGTTCCTACGGCTGGTGGTGTAACAGTCCAAACTAATGTTTATATTGATGGAGGTTCTCAGCAAAAAGGCTCTGATGCAGCGTCTATTGATATGTCCGGTATTACAAAGCAAATTAACGGCGCGATAGACAAAGCAATCACTGTACAGCTAACAAAAACCGGCTCTCCGTTGTGGAATGCCACATACGGTAGGCGTTAACTAAGTCATTTTTATATTATGAGGTAAATAATGGAAAAGCGTATTGAAGAGTTAGAGAAAAAGGTTGGCGATCTGGAAAAGCAGCTTGCAGAAACTATACAAGCTACTTTTTATTACAAGGATCTACATCAAAAAGCGATAAACGACATGAGACTTTGCGCCGGTAGTTCAAGCCGGAAAGTGGCTGCAAACGTAAAATACGTATAAACAGCGACGTGTCATGATATCTGGGGTATCATTTACTTGGTTTTGTCCCCGACAGGGAAGAACTCTTGTATCCACTTCACTTCTTCGTCTAAGCCTATTTCTTTTGCCTCTTTAATGATGGAGTCTCGATATTCTCCATGGAGTTTACTTATCATTAAGCCGTAGAGGATCTTCAATTTAGCTATTTCGTTTGCTGCATCAGTTAGGTTTTTGAGCCCGACTTCAAGCTGAAGATCTACTGGTTTTATAGGCATACCTTTTCCTTTATTCAGAGGTAATCAGCCATCCCTCTGTTGTGGTTAAGATTTGGCTGAATACTTAACTTAACTTAGCTTAATGAATATTTATTGGAACCCTGACATCTGATCAGACTGACGATAAACCAAGTTCATACGGACGTGATTTTGCATTGATTTGCAACCGATAGCGGTTAAACTCTCATCACTTAAATGAAATGCGAAACGAGGTGTGTGATGAAAAGATTAGCTGTTTTATTGATGGGATCGGTTTTGCTGTCTGGGTGTGCCAATAACGTCCCTTTGGAGAAACAAACTCAATCAGGAAAACCGGAAGGCATGTACACCAACACAACGAAAGAAGCTGTTAGGGATTCATTGGTGGCATACTGTAACGAAAAAGGATTTACGGTTGTTGAGTCGTCAACATCTTCTGTACTTTGTTCTAAAGAAACAGAAGGCGGTAGTGCTATCTTAACTCAGCTAATGATTGGTAATAGTTACTCTACAACTCCAGTAGGTAAAATAAGGTTTACTATTGGCAATACAGGTGATTCAATTAAAGTTTGGGCTGATATGTGGGTTGAGACACAAATGGCGATGGGGCAAGTAAGACAAATGCCAATAACTGATAATGGATCGAGAAATGCAGTACAGGAGAGATTGGATTCTCTAAGGCCATAATAACCACAGGGCGAGAGAATGAAGGCTATATTTTGAATAAGTCACTTAAATGAAGCATTATTCAATACTTGAATAGCTTTTGGTTGGGTGTTTTTTATTCGCATTTGGATTTTGTTATGTGCAATTTAAGTTCAAAAAACGTTCACAGCCTCGCCCTGATAATAACCATTACTGATAATATAAATAACATTAATAATGGGGATGGTATGTGTAACTGAAAAATGGCATTTCTCAATATTTTAGATTAATTTATAGATGGGAAAATTCAAGGATAGTCTGTTAAACTTGGGTACCTATGTTATCTGTCTGCTTTATATATTTCTAAAATGAGGGGTAATAATGAAAGGGTTGGGTTGTTTCTTGCTGGCTATCGGTTTTGTTTGGATTTTTATTGCTTTTAATATGGATGTGAGTGTTGCAACAGAACACGGTGACAGAGTTAATAATATCGGGTTGATTGCTTCAAGGCAGAATCACATCTGGCTAGGAATCTTTATTTCATTCTGTGGGTTAATGATGATGATATTTGGTGGCAAGAGACAACGGATGGAAGGTGATGTAAAGTGCCCTTATTGCGCCGAATTCATCAAGTCTGGCGCCATCAAGTGCAAACATTGCGGTAGTGATGTTCAGGCGAAAATGCAAGCGGAAGAAAAAAATAGTTTCAGACCAATAGATATGCCTATTGAAAGTTTCTTTATTAGGAGAAAAGTTGGATTTGATGTCAATGAAGATAATATTAAATCGATGGTAGAAAAAATAAAAATTGCCAATCCAAATGTTGATAACTCGCTGATTATTAATAGATACAGAAATGATATCAGATTAATCATGGCTAAGCTCCCACCTCAAACTAGAGATGAATTTTATGAAAAATACAAATATTGGATTGGTGAATAATAATTAAATGCATTTGTCTTGCGGTTATCGATAAAGGATGTATCTGTCAGTACATCCTTGGCTTGAGAGAGTTAGATTGGACAATTAGAAATTCTCAGACTGTGCAATACTCGCCAGTTATCCAGATAAAGGCGCTTTTAGTAAAACCCCACCATCGTAGCGGGGTTGCTTTTTACCTATCACAAGCAGTTTAAGAAGCGGGTTTGATTAAGCTTTCTGCTGGTATCCCGAACATTTTATGTAAGTTCCATACCATCGGTAGCGTGAGGCTACGTTTGCGATTAAGTATTTCGTATACACGATTGACTTTACCGATGGCGGGTACCAGGTCTTTTGCTGTTAACCCAGATTGCTCCATTCTGAATTTTATGGCCTCAATAGGGTCAGGTGGATCAATCGGGAAATGCTCAGTCTCATAGGCTTCAATCAGCAAGACCATGACTTCCATGTAGTCAAATTCGGGAGAACCGATTTCAGGCTGATTATCAAACATTGGTGAGATAGCTTTTAATGCTTCTTGATAGTCTTGTTCGGTGCGAATGGGCTTAATATTCATAGCTTACTCCGGCTCAATTGTATTGGCATCTATAGCATCGTATTGTTTATGTGTGCCGATGAATTTTACGTACACCCAGCCAATCGGGTAAAAAATAGAAACTATTAGACGATAACTATTTCCTTTAATATTAAATACCACGCGATTGTTTTTCAGGATACTCGCATTGCGGTACTGAGCTTTAATTTCAGCAGGGGTTTTCCACGCCGCTTTCTTAGCCTCGTCAACCCATGCCTTTAACTGTTGTTCAGCATCGGGATAGATTTCCCAGAACTGCTTTAATGTACTGACTGAGATAATTTTCATAAAGTCATGGTAGTCCCATTTTGGGACTGATGCAAGTATTTTGTTCACTACCGCACAGGCAGCTTAAAAGGTTACAACCCCCAAGTCAGGGATGGCACAATGTATGATTTAGGCAGAGGATTAAAAAAACTATGTCAAAGATAGGTAAAACCGAATTGACGATTCTCAATATAAGAACGAATATTAGTTATATGGCACTATT